TCTGTGGGATTATTCATAACTTCAAACATTGAGTATGCAGCTTTTACAGCTGACGAACTAATAAATTTTTTAGTTAAGTCTGCAATCTCTTCAGATAAAGACTCTGCAATTGCTTTTGAAGACACACCATCTGCATAACCTGCAAGTTTTCTAGCTGTAGATAGATTACCTCCAGCTTCTTCAAACAATACATCTAAAAACTTCTGTTGTTTTTCTGTTAAGTTTCTTGCCATTATGCCACCATATATATTATAAAACCAAAAATACCTAAACCTGTGATTAAAAATAATCCTGTTACGCCCCAGGTTATAATAGCCTCTTGTAACTCAGCCTTACGATATTCTTGTTCTTTCTTTTGTTTACGTATTCTACCTTCAGTAGCTACAAGCTCATCCCAAGCAGATGGCCCCATGCTAAAGCTAATCCAGTCTTTAAGTTCTTTTCTCATAGCTTCAGCTTTTTTCTTAGCTGTAAATATAGCCAAAGCCTCTGCTTCAACAGACTGTCCGTTTAGTGCCTTCCACCATGGAGGGTTTTTATTTTTCTGCTCCATGAAGGACAGGTCACTCATAGCACCTGCCCACTGGGTCAACTGTCCTGACATATCTTGTAGGTCTTTACCTACTTGAAAGCCTTTCTTCAAAGCATTGAAGGCTACGGTTGCACCACCGATTATTGTAACTGGGTCCACGAGCCTCCTCCCAAAGTACTCCTAGAATCATTAAAGAAGTTATTGTGCTTTTCAAAGGGCTTTACCTGTAAACACAACCCTTTCTATATCACATCTACCTATTCCTAAGTCTCGTAGCTCTCGGTCAGTCATCCTGTAGAGTTGCATTTTTGCAATCTTACGTCTTGCTGATTCTGCTCTCGCTTCTATTATTTTATTAAATAAACGTTTAATCATTTTCTACTCCTGTGTTAGCCCTAACTGGCAGGAGTAGTTATACTATATTTTATAGTAAGTTACTACAGATAAAAACGCAAACCCGTTATGACTTTCCTGTAGCCTTTTTAATTACCTTAGTAGTCCAAGCTTCATTTACATCAGGAGTAGAAGGGTCATCACCTTTTAGTGTACCATCTGCATTTCTAGCACGAACTTTTTTAGTTTCTGGTTTAGGTTTTGTATTCTCACTATTTACAAACTCTAGTACGGCAGGATCTTTAGAATGCCACTCTCCATGAACATACTCTGCTAAAACAGCACCGTATTGATCTATTACTTTATCACCTTCTATTTTCATATTTAAGCTCCTGTTTATTTGTAAGTATTTTCAGGCTTGGCAATACCTGTATTAAGAATACCAGAGGACTTAGTTAAACCACCTTTAGACTTTCCGTATCTAGTAGACTCTGTTCTACCAACTCCCATTTTGTAAGCTTCCATAGCTCTTGCTCTATTTTTATATTTATCTTTATTCTTTTTATACCACTCATCAAATTTAGTAGCTTTTGCTAAACCTTTTTCAGCAATCTTTTTAACTTTACTTACTTGTTTAGATGTGGCCTCTCGCTCTCCAATACTTCTTTTAGCTTGAGCACCTTTAGTTGGAATGGTAAAAGCAGGAGCTAAAACTGTAACTGTAATTGTACCTGAGTCTGGACGTGCTTTAGGTTTAAGTGGTTTCTTAAGATCCTCTGCATATACAGCAGCCATTACTTTACCATCTTTGTTTGTATAGTAAAGTGATCCTGCTTTCTTGGCTGCAGCAATACTTTTGTATTTACCTGCATTCTTTTTAGCTTCTTTAACAGTTAAACCCTTTTCTTTTAGCTTACTGTTTAAATATTTACGTAACGTTACAGCCATTGTTATCTGCCTCTTCTTGACATGCCACCGTAGAACATTCCTGTCTTACGCATGTCATTCATCTTACCACCTTTAGCATAACCTTTTTTCTTAGGCATACCACCCTTATTCATGTAGCCCATTTTATTACGAACTGCGGTGGGTAACTTTTTTAGTCCCACCTGATCGTCTGTTGGTTTTTTTAGTTTCATTGCGACACCACCTTCACTAGCTCTAAATTTTCTTGTTTTCTCTGCAATCTTTTTAGGTTGCTTTACAAATTGTTTACCTTTTGCTTTGCCCTCTCGTTTAGCTTTTGTAGTTGCTGCGTATTCAGCAGACGACAAAGATTTTATAGCAGCTTCAGGCAAGTATCTTTCCCCAGTCTTAGAACTAGGCTTTCCACTCTTTGTGCGCCACTTTTGTTTTGTCCAGTCTTTTAGACTTTTCTGGGGGGCTTTCATTACTTATACCCCCCACCTTTCGCCTTGTATTGTTTTGCCAACATCTGTGCTTTTCTCGCAGACCATTGTCCAGGTGCGCCACCTTTGCCACCTGCCTTAATCCTACTGAATAGGTTTTTACGCATAGTTGGTTTAGTGTAGTTACCTGCTTTATTGACACTGGATTTCTTTTTCATGTTATTACGCCTTTACTAGCTTATAACCTTTTGCTTTAGCTGCAGCTCTAATTTTTGCAAGAGTCATTGTAGCACCACCTCTAGATCCACCTTTTTTCTTCATCATGGCTCCTCTAGCAGCACCCTTCTTCTTCATCATCATAGCTCCTCTTGCAGCACCTTTTTTCTTCATGCCACCACGAGCCATTCCTTTTTTCTTCTTCATCATGGCTCCCCTGGCTGCACCCTTCTTTTTCATGCCGCCTCTAGCCATACCCTTTTTCTTCATCTTTCTAACCATTAGGTTTACTCCTTGTATAGATTGTTAAAGACACGTTCCGTATCCCAAATATATTCAACATCTTCTTTAGAATTAAAGATGTGTTGGTTAGGTTTAAAATCAGGCGCACCCTCTCCAGTTTCAAACCAAGCTGGGTGAGTTACTCTCACTCTATTATTGGGCAACGCAACCATGTTGCCTGTGTATTCACCTGCATCTAACAATTCTAAAACATGAGATTGTTTATGTTGTGCAGGATCGTCTGCAACTTCATTGTCTGTATAGTCAACAGTGAAGTAATATTTTGCAGGATAAAACTCGTCATCTATCTTAGCTATCCAAGGAGCAGGGGTTGCTCTGTTTATAACATACACAGAATGATTGTGAGACATGCAATCCCAGGGTTGTGCTAAGTATGGTGGTAACTCTGTAGGCCAGTCTTCTAGGGGGGTATCTGCCACAAGTGCAGTTAGTGGCATTCTTGCCCACATTGCACCACCATGTATATTAGGGCTATCATCTTCATCAGATTCAAAGCCTGTAAATATAACTTGAAAACTTAGAGTTCTGTTTGGCATAGTAGTTACTGCTACTACCATGCAGTGCAGGAAGTCTCCATGATATTCCTGCATATTCTTTGTGTATTCTCTTCTTACCCATGCTTTGAAGTAGGGTATGTTACTTTGTAGATACGGCATGTTTTTTATGTTTCCTTCGCAAGTCTGCTTTAGCTTGTTTAAAGACATTTGCTATCGCTGTCTTTCCCATTACTTTAGCACGTTGTTCACCAACTGTCAAGATCTGAATCTTTCTTGCGTAAGGTTTTTTTATTCTTTTTACTTTTGCTGATGTAGCTTTTGCATCAGCCATAGTAGCAAACTTAATTGATACCGTATCTTTTGGATTCTCATCCGTATATAGTCTGCGTCCAGACCCTTTAGGTTTTTTACCTGTTCCTACTTTTGGATCTTTTTGCTTTACCATTTTTATTTTTACCTGCAGTAGTTAAAGCTATTGCCACAGCTTGTTTTTGTGGCTTACCTTCTTTACGTAACATACGTATGTTAGAGCTTATAGCTTTACTACTTTTTCCTTTTTTTAGGGGCATTTCTACCAACTATACCTTTTAAAGTCTTTGCTTGACCTTGGTGTGTTTTTACAGCTTTGTTCAAACCTTTTATAACACCTTTTACTTTTTTCTTATTACCTTTTGATAAAGCCATTTTTTTACGCCTTACAATTACATTCAGGTCCACAATTTTTATTTAAAATTGCACAACCTATTCTCTTAAAATATCTCCAAAACCATTTTACTATTTTCATAATGAAACTCCTGTTTTAACATGTATACACTGTGGTCTTGCTAGATAACCTCTACTCTGAAAATATCTAGCTACAATTAATGCTTCATCAAAACAAGACTCTTCTGTAGGAAAAGTTGCCTCTGTTTTTGGAAACACTTCACAAGATATTGCTGCAGGTGTACTGCAAAGAAGCACGAATGCAATCCACATTTAACAACGCCATCTTCTGCGAGCCTGTCTTAATCTTGAATTAGGATCTTTAGCTGCTTTAGGAAACTTTTTCATCTGACCTGCGGATCTAGCACAGAAAGATTTACGTCTTGCAGCCCTAGCTTTACTTGTAGGTTTCTTTTCAGTAACAGCAGTCTTAAGTTTAGACCCAGGATTTTTTCTTCTATACGCAGCTACGCCTTTGGCTGTCATACCAGCGCCTGATTTAGTAGGACGTTTATGGCCTCCTTTAATAGTCAGCCCTTTCATTCCTGTGCCTTTACGCTTAGTTGCCATTACCTT